CCATCCTAATCTCCATAGCAATCTAAACACATGAGTGTCTACAGCTATGTGTGGCTCGCCCCAAACAAAACGCATTACAATATCTGAACTTTTGCGTCCTACTCCTGGCAAACTCATTAGTTCCTTTTGTGTTTGTGGCACACGTCCGCCAAACTCTTCTATCAACATCTTACTTGTAGCAAGTATGTTTTTACTTTTTGCATTGTAAAGTCCTGCAGGCTTTATTGCATCTATTATTTGTTCTTGTGTAAGTTGAATCATTTGTTCTGGCGTTTCAGCTAGGTCAAACAATTGTTTACAAGCCACAGCAGTCCTTTTGTCTTGACTTTGTGCAGACAACATTACTCCAATCAAGCTTGTGTATGCATGTGAATATATTTTTGCTTTGGGTTTACGATTGGTGTACCGTGGGTATAGTTCGCTTAACTTTTCATAGATGTAATCTATTTCGTATATGTCTTTCAATTAGTTTTTGCCTAAGTTTTTTATAAGATCTTTTATTTTGCTTGATTCAACTGTTGCTCTTACTTTGCCAATATCATCCTTTGGTTGTTCATCTGTTTGATGTTCTTCTTTTGCCTCAGCAGTCACAGTAGATGTTCTTTTAAGATTAGTGTATATGGAAGGCGCTTGTTTTTTGAAGGATTGATATTCTTCATCTTCTGCCAAGTCTAATATTCGCAGTGTGTCTACGTTGAACTCCAAGTCCACCTTGTGTCCAACACCAGAACTTGATCTTGTTTTCATGAACTGTATCTGATACTTGCCACGTTCTCTCATTGCACGTGATGTAAAGATACCAATCACATTGTCTGCTGTTTGTATCTTGCTTAGTCCACCACTGATGTGCGAATGATCAAATTCAATCTCTTCCACACTGGCTCTGTTCAACTGCGATGCTGTGATCAACAAACAGTTGATGTCCACTGCCAAGTTTCTCAACTCTTCAGATACATACTTGTCTTTGACAAACAAGTCACTGGGCGACACTCTTCTGTTCATCGGCATTAACAGATCCAGATAGTCAATCAGTATCACATCGCATGTTAGATTGTGCTGTATCTCAAACTCTTTGATGTATGCACGGATGTCTAGTGCTGTGGCTCCAGATGAAATGTATTTTATTCTTAACTTGCCAGATGTTTTTGCTTTCATCTTAACTTTGAGATCCACTGTGTCTAAGTCTTTGTATATTTCACGTGTGGGTGTTTCAGTCATCATTGCATCTATTCTCATTGCTGTTAGTTTCTCACTCAACTCCAATGTGACGTAGCACACATTCAATCCTTGTTCTGCATAGTTCACTGCCAAGTTTTGCAGGAACAAACTTTTACCAGCACCCGAACCACCAGCAAATATATTCAACTCGCCTCTGTTGAAACCACCAAACAGTTTCTTGTCAAAGTTTTTCCATCCAGTAGGCACCATGCCATTGTTGTCTTTCAGTGCCTGTAGTCTTGCTTTAGGATCCTCAAAGTAATCAAGACCCATGTCTTTGGTCAGTCCTACTTCAACTGCCTTCTTAATTTTTTCTTCAACAGATCCATATTCACCTTTTTCCAACATGTCAGCAGATGCCAATATTGCTGACTCTAATGACTTGTGTCTTGCAAATCTTTCATATTCATCCAGGAACCAATCAAAGTGTTTTGGATCAATGTCTGCCGCAGACTGCAAGTCAGCACCTGTCTTGGCATTGACCATTTCAACATCCGGCAGTGTTTTGTATTCATTGGCATATTCATATATGAACTTGGCCGCTTCTCGCAGTTGTGCATCATAGTGTGAATATTTGAAAATGTTTTGTGCTCTTACAAATGACTCTGCATCAGCAAGAAACATTTCTAAAAATAGTTTTTGTAAGTCTTTTGTGTATTCCACTGTTATATTATAATACCTTTCTTATAATGTGTCATCTCTCATAATTGGTTATCAGCAGTTCTTTTCTTTCGTTTTGATCTTTCATGTAAGATCCTGTGGATCGCATGGTATATTTGAGATCCCATTGTAGGCAATGATATGTTTTGTATTTTTCGATAAGTTTTTGATTAGCATTGTATGTTATCATAAATTTACTTGTTAATGTGTCAATATGGTTTTTGAATTCATCATGGTCAAATGTTTTGTGTTTGTCACCTTTGTTTCCATACAAAAAAGATTTGATGTCATAAGGAGGATCCACAAATAAAAAGTCATTGCCATTTACCATGAAATAATTGTAGTCTAAATTAGATATGGTCCATCCACCAATAAGTTTTTGATACTCTGGAAGTTTGTTTATACTATTAATAGTAAAGTTTCCATCATATGCTTGTTTGCTGAATGTTGAAGTGCCAAGTCCCGAAAAGGAGCATTTGTTGGCAATATAAAATGCACATGCTAGTGTGAACATATCCATTCTATCATCATGCATCCATTTTTGTGCATCATGAAATAGTTCTCGCTGTGCATCTTCTGAATGTTCAGTTGTCTTCTTAATATCTAACAACCTTTCACGCATCTCTGTGCCCTGTTCTTGCAACTGTTGCCAGAATGCATACAAAGGATGATATGCATCGTTAACATGTATGTTTGCATTTGGATATTGTTGCGTGACCCACAATGCAACTGATCCTCCACCAAGGAACGGTTCCACATATGATTCTATCTGACTAGGAAAATATTCCCCCAGAAACTTCATGGCACGTGACTTGCCTCCTGGATACCTCAAAGGCGTTTTAAGTTTGAATGTTGTCATTATACCTCCCATCCATATTTAGGTTTGTATGTTTTTTTAGCATATTGTTTAAGGCGATTAGAAGCTTTTGTATTTTGCCGTCTTGCACGTTTTTCTTCTGCTTGTTGCCGTTTTGCATTAGATTTGATTAGTTTTTCAGCTTTTGTTTTTAGATCCATAGTTTTTCTTTCACTTTTATTTTTGTCTTTGTGTCATTGGTGTGTTTAAGAATGGCTTGCATGGTCAGTATCTTGCCATATTTTAGCACAGCATTATTGACATCTTTGATGCCATCATGCCATGGTGGCATAGACACTGACCATCCCCAATCACATGCCTGATCAATAAGTTTGCTTCCGGCTCGATCACGATCAGGCACAATGATAACTTTTCTATTCAATGCATCAATCTGTTGTTTTTGTTTTGTGCTGATCTCACTGCCAAGTATAGCAACACAATCCAGCATGATAGCATCAAACACTCCTTCGACAAGTATTACAAACTTGCGTGACCAATGTTGTGCATCCAAGTTAAACAGCGATCCTGGTTGCACTTGTGCATAATATTTTGGTTTGACGTCAGCACTCATGCCCCTTGCAACAAACCCAATTGGCTTATTTTGCCAATTGATGGGCACGATCACTCTTGTCTTCATTGTTGGAGAATAATAAAATTTAAATTTTTCTGTTGCATCGAATCCTCTTGATTGTAGATATTCAACACATTGCGTTTGTGTTGTGACAGGTAGAGCATCTTTTGGCAATGGTTGATAATTAAAGTCAACTTCTTGCACGTCTTGTGTTTTAACACTGGGTGCAATTTCTTGTGTTAACCTCATAGCTTGCATACTCAACTTACCAATTTCAGAAGATGAAACATTCAGCCAAGTAAGAAGTTTTCTGAATCTATTACTAAGATATCTTCCTGGAGTAAAGTTTGCTTTGAAACCACAGTTGAAACAATGATACTGGACTGCCCCATCTGCCTGATACATTATGCCTCCTCTTGTTCTTGTGTCTTGTGTTTCACCATTGTGGTGACAACACGGAGCATTGAAAGATGTCCAACCAGAAGGCGTCTTTTTTCTTTTAGCAGGAAGATGCGACTCTAGTGTTTGCTTGAGCTCCGGAAACATTATCTATATTATAACTTAAAAAAAGTATATGTCAAATAAAATTACCATTACAAAATATGTAAGGGCGTGTAATGATTGATCAACTGATGTCAGCACCCAATAACTTCTATCATGTTGAAACAAATTATTAGCTTCAACAAAATTACTTTTTAGCCAGTCTATTAAAAAGTGAAACACATAATCAAATATTGGAAACAATAATATTGTGACAAATATTGTTTTGCCTTGGGCAAAAGCAAAACTGGCCACGAACAAAAACACCAATGCAGTTCCAAGTGCATGGTCAAGTGCATGCATGTGTCCTTTAGTTGATGTCAATAGATGTTTGTCTTTTTGTTTGAATCTGCCTTGCATTGCAAAGTCACATACAAAATGTTTTACCATTAATAAAAAGAAAACTGTTGTAACCATTTAAATTATATTATGATCGATAAAGTATTTTGTCAAGACCTACTAAAACAGTGGACGAATCTGTCGACTGTGCAACAAATGCCACACGTTTGAATACTCCAGTAAAATTTACATAGGCTGGAGTACTTTGTTCTGTGTAAGTCTGAGAATCAATAAGAAAAAAATCAGTTTGTTGTGCATCAGTGGCATATGAGGCATTGTCAGTCATAGTGCCAAATATTTTTATAGTGCCAGAAAAGTTTGTCATGTAATACACAGCAGTGTGAAGAGCTGAATTAGAATTTTTATTTGGTTCTGCATCTACTGAACTAGACACATATTCATCACCAATCAATTCCAATGATGTTATCAATTGTGATGCTGTGAATTCAGGTGAAGTATCTCCAACTACTTCAAATTGGATAGCGGCGTTGTATCTTGTGTCAGCATACAATACTTTAACTGTTGAATCAGTATCTGTAAATTTTAACACGCCGTGATAAAAAATGTTCTCCAACTTCAGCATGTCCGATTCAGTAATTGTAAAGGTAATGTGTCCTTTGGTTGCAACAGTTGACCCATCATCAGTAACTGTACCGTCCTTCTCTAATATTAAAGCACCATCTTGATCGGATATTTGTAGCATACAGGATGAGCCATTGACAAATTGTTTCTTTTGGTCTTGATTTTTGACCACAATAGTAAATGTATTATCAAATTCTTTGTATAGTTTTATTGAACGTTCATACACTTTTTCATACCTTCTTTCCAGTCCTGAAGTATGTGTGAGCACATCCAGTTCGTTTGTAAGTTTGTATCCAACATAATATTGCATGGCATTTGATATATTTATAAACCAAACTTGCGTGTTTATTTAGGTTGGAAAATATAACTAACTTTGATGATCATCACAGTGGACAAAATTAATGAAACTTATCCATTTTTGTCTATAATCCGTATAAACAAAGAAGAAAAAGTAGGCATAATCCAGAATTGTGATCAAAAGATTATCAGCATGTACTGTTATGATTCTGTGCCCAAGGAAATTCAGTCATTATTTTTGGAATATGGAAAAAATTGGTGGTGGGAATCAAATAGAAAACTACCCATTAACATGTTTATAGGAAAACAATTTAGCGTGTTTACTGGAGCGTTGAGGTCATATTCTCTGAAAGAAACAGAAATACTACATGGGCCTGTGACCAAATTATCTGATCTTTTAGCAAATAAAAAAATAAGAAGAAAAACAGTCCAGTTACTACGTAAGGTTTAGTAGATTCATATGCACAATCACTGCTCCAGCATATGAAAATGCATGTGCTTTTTTAAAAAAGTATTGTCCATCAGTTGGCTTTTGCCACACTTCATTCAATATTTGGTCCCATGTTTTATTCAACAGATATCTTTTAGCAGGACGGATGATAGCCAAACATGCCGCCAACTGTTCAAGGGTCATAGGTTGTAATTTTGCAACCACATCAAAGTGCCCATTGAGATGAAACAACTGATCAACAAACGTTTGATCCTGTAGTTTGTGCCATGGCGGTTCTTGATCGAATAATTCTTTTAGATGTTGCCTGGATTTTACTTGTGAATATATGTTTACGTTTAGGAAGTCCAACTTAAAATAACCTAATTCGTCTGCCACCTTGTGATCAAAAGCGGACTGATCAGTGCCTGGAATCTTCGGCACATCTGTGAAGTATACGCCAGTGTTGTGTGGCTTGATGCCTTTGTCATCCCATATGGTTGCACGTGTGTGTGGCAACACATCTAAAATTTTTTGTCTATCAGCAAAGTCAATATCTATATCGGGCATCTATTTAAATATTTTTTTGAACCTATCAATACTCTTGCTCAATGGATTATACACTGATTCAATAAAACTAATATGAGCATCAAGTTTTTTATCTAATGCTTCAATTTGTTTTTGTATTTTTTTAAGTTCTTTAATTGTTGTTTGATCCATGTGTTAACATATAGTATACAGCATCTTGTTTCATTTTAAAAGTCAAAATTACAAATTGTTTTTCGTATGGTTCATCCGGATTTGTTTGATCGATAAAATACCAACCCCATTTCGATTTACAATTTTTCATGCACCAAGACATTATTTCAAAACCAAGTCCATAAGTTCTAAGATTTATTTTATATCTGTAGCGTTTATTGTATCCATATCCAGGTGGCAACAGGTCAGCACCAAATCCACCTGTAGTGGCTGTGTACACATCAACAAGCTTTTTCATATGTCCTTTGCCAATCCGGTCTTTCATGCCATAAACATTTGCCATGTTTTGCTTTAAACCATTTTTCTCTATCCAAAACTTCTGATGCAAACTTTGTTTTGAAATTATTTTTTTGGATTGCTTTGCCAATATTTGTCTTCCATTCTTTTTCTAATTTACTGTTTGCATTAATATTATCATGAGCTTGTTGTAAAATACTAAGTGGTATGTTATGTAGGTCCCAACATTCATTATCGCCAACAGGCATTAGTGTGTAGGATGAGTATAGGCGAGGATGTGCCTTGCTTAATGTTTGCATAAACTGTGTTAGTCTAGTAGCTTGATCTAAGTTACTGAGTTGTTGTACGATATTCATGTTAAGTGAAAAACCTGCTTGTCTAGTTTGTGCAAGGTAGTTGAATAATTTTTTTGTGTTTTTTTCTGTCACAGTCCAACTGCCATGATATCTAATAAGTTGATATCTTTCATCTGTGGCATCAATGCTAAGTCCTATTATTACATGTTTAAAATCTTTTATATGTTTCCAGAAACGTTCGTTGAATACAGTACCATTGGTGGTTACTTGTATTTGCATTTGTTGTTTGCGGGCATATGGAATCGCTTCAAGTACATCTGTAAACCCCTTTATTAGTTGTGGTTCGCCTCCTTGTAATTGGATTTCCTGTAGCGTATCTGTGTTGGCTAAGTTTATAAGTTTGTGTATGTTTTCCTTTTTGTCTATCCAGTTGTAATTTTGTTCATTAGGTTGAGACAGTTCCCAAGGACGTTCTTCCATTTGCACCATTGATGATAAATCTGCATAACACATTTTACAGGCAAGATTACACAATCTACCTCCGACAATATGTAAAAGTCTTAAATTTGGTTGGCTGCCTTGATAGTGTGCTCCATTTTCATTTGATCGCAAACTCCATTTGCCTTGTGCTTCATTTATCCAACAATGAGAACATCTTGAATCAGCACTATTATTATTGAGATTATTTCTTAGTTTGTTTTGTGAAGCATGATTATAGAACCAATCCAAAGGATCTGCAATGTCTTGCAGTCTATCATTTGTATCTTTTATAAAACAACAAGGCGCCAAATGGCCCTGTGAACTAATAAACAAATGTTCTTGTGCTGGCTTACAGAATGTATTATTCAATACCTGCCTCTCTTAATGTTGCTTTGACAAAGTCTTGATCTTCATCGCGTTTTTTAAAACTTTTTTTCCACCATTCTGGATCAATTATTTCATATATAATTTTAATTTGATCATCATGCATAATTGTAATCATGTCCTTGCCAGTTTCACAGTTCAGTAGCACCCAGGGTGATATCCTACCATTGACTATCATTTGTGTGACTCTGTTTAAGTTTACGTATTTGAAAAAATCTTCTAGTCTAGCATTCTCTTGTTCTGCCCAGTCGCCCATAGCAACTATAGTCCGATTGAGTGCTTGTGTGACTCCTTCAGTGCGTATGAGATGTTTTATGTATTGATCAATAGTTGCTTGTTTTGGCCATGAGTCAATTCTAATCTTTGATGTGCATAGCCAGTCAATAAATGCTCCTATCTCAATAGGAGTATTAACAGTAATGAACTCTGCTGTTTTAATAAATGCACGATAGTACTGCGAATTAACAAAGTCAGTAAATTGCTTTGCCTTTTGATTCGAATAATTTATTTCATAAAAACGTTTGAATATTTCAAAGGCCAACACATGAACTTTATTGTCCTTCTGATCCCATCTTCTTTTTGGTTCACACATATGTACATCTAGTGTGGATTGTTTTGAAAATGTTTTTGTACAATAGTCACATGTAGGCATATTAGTGTTTATTGTAACAGGTTGATACTTTAAAAGCAATTTGTCCTCATTTTTTTATTTCCCGCATGTTATCATACTTTGGATTGGCTGGCCAATTGTGTTCATTAGGATCCGCATATTGGTTATACATTGTTTTTTCCCAAGCTCCTTTGCTTCCATCTTTCCTCCTTTGATGCCATCTGGTAAGACGTTGTTCTTTTGGCATTTCATAATACGACTGAAGATCAACTGCATAAGTGTGTCCAGTTCTTACATCCCACATAAAATTTTCTATTTTATAATCTGTAAAACTCCAATTACTATCACGCAACACTACATCTTGGTATATTATGTGTTCTTCTTTGACATGAGCGTATCTACCTTTAATAAATTGCATTTCGATATGCACTTCATTGCCTTTTTTTGTGTATTCAAAATTTGGAACTTTTATTCTATTGAAAGATTCATTTCTTAATTTATCCATTCTGTCGCAGGCAAGTTGTGCATGTTTTAATTGTTCATATGTATGATGTTTAATAATCCAAAATTTACTGGTTGAACTTGTCTGTATGTATTCAAAGGTTTCAATCATATGATTTGTTAGTATTTTTTTCCACCTTTTACCACTACTTGATAAAAAATGAAATCAGTAAACAACATCAAGGTTAAAATACTTAAACCGCTAGGAAACATACCAAACAGTAATATTGTAAAAAATAGGAACACAAACATGTTTCGAAAAACAGCAGTCATGTACATCCGAAAATATTTTTTTGGTACAGCGTAGTCAATCCAATCATTCATCTTTAAAATATTTCTCCAATTTGTTTTCTTCACCTGAATGTTTTGCATAGTCTGGCAGTGGATCTTTTGGCTGAGTGATGACAGGCCATTTAGCACTCCATTTGGTGTTGAAGTCTAACCATTTGTTGTTTTCATCAAGATTGTCAGGTATAATTGCTTCTTCAGGACATTCTGGTTCACACACACCACAATCTATACATTCGTCGGGATTAATTACCAATACGTTGTCGCCTTCATAAAAACAATCCACAGGGCATACCTCTACACACGAAGTGTGCTTACACATTATACATTTGTCATTTACAAGATATGTCATTTTTCGTTACCGTATTGTTTTTTTATTTCAGTCCATTCACGTGTAGTTATCTGTGCGTCCAACACATTAAGATCCGATTGTTTCATTGCAGGATAGTATTCTTGCAGTTCTTTCATTTTAGATTTGTCTGATGTTTTTTTCTTCTTAGGATAAAACCATTTATGAAACATATTGAAAGTTGAACCGCACATTGCTGTCAGTCTCCACAGCAAAGACTTGTGATTCTTACTAAGCGTCCACAAATGTTTATTGACATTTTCATTTACTTCTTCTATGTAAAATTCTTGTATCACCTTATCTTTGTGTTCAACAGCCGCGGCCCATTTCATTGACATGTAGGGAGAATATAATTTTTTTTGATCATCAGACAAGCGATCATACCAAGTTTTGTCTCGAGAGTCTACTGCTCTCATCATTGATTTGATGTCTAAAAAATTTACTGCCATAGTATATTATAACTTTTGTTTAATGGTTGAATCAAGTATTTTTAATTGTGTTATTAATTTGCGAAACTGATCTGGGTTGAGCATGTTAGGCCCATCTGAGGGAGCATTATCTGGATCATCATGTACTTCAAGAAATACTCCAGCAATGCCTTGGGCAACTGCTGACATGCACAAAGGAGCAACCATAGTTCTGTCTCCTCCAGAGGATGTGCCATGTCCTCCTGGTTGTTGTACAGAATGTGTGCCATCAAATATCACAGGACACAATTTTTTCATATATGGAAATCCTTTGATATCAACAACAAGGTTGTTATAACCAAACATTGTGCCTCGTTCGGTGATCATAAATTGATCATTCCATGCTTCATTGACTTTTATTTTAATGTTGTCTACATCTGTGTATGAAATAAACTGTCCTTTTTTAACATTGATAATTTTATTAGTTTGTGCGGCAGCTGTTATTAGATCTGTTTGCCTACATAGGAAAGCAGGAATCTGTATTATATCAACCACTTCACCAACCACGCCACACTGGTCAGCCTCATGTACATCAGTCAATAAAGGCACGTCAAATGACTTTCCTATTTGTTCGAGTATCTGCAAACCACGTTTCAATCCCACCCCACGTTTGCCTTTTATTGAAGATCTATTAGCTTTGTCGAAACTTGATTTATACACCCAACGCACACCTACATCATTACAAATACCATTAATAATATCAGCCATCATCATAGCATGTTCTTCTGATTCTATTTGACAAGGCCCTGCAATAACTTTTAAGGGCGAGTCGTTGTTAAATTTAAAATTAAGCATGAAATAAATTGTTCAATAAGATGGTGTCATTGTTGCGATTTATTTCTTTAACAAAAAATGCACAGTTTGGTTTTGTCTCGGTAGACAGTGGAACTGTTAGCAATTGATTAGATCTTGTTCGCGGAAAAAACCATTCTACTTCATTATAAATGTTTGTAATTTTAACTTCCTTGTATGAAGGCATAGAGTCTGTGATTGGGTTGAAACAAAATGCATGAAATGATCTATCATTTAGTGATGTCAACGGAAGTATTTCTAGATCTCCACATTCAGGATCGCCTAATAATATGTGCCAATCTAAAGGCATCTGTATTTTAGCATTATCAATCTCAAGCACAGCGGCCGGAGATGAAAATGATTCTAAGTATATCAACGGCACAAAAAAGAAATCAGGATTGGATGCATCTGCATTATCCAACACTGCAAATCTCATGTCTTCATCAACCTGATCAGGTATTTTGTTCAAAAGATATGCGGTGTTATCTAATGTTAGTATTTGCATATATTTTATTATATGTTGATTTTCTACTGATAGTCAACCTTTGTGACTGTAAATGGGTATTGTGCTTCTCTATAAAACTTTTTACGTTCTGTTAAATGACGTTTGCTAAATTTAGCAGTAGAACAAATATCCCATACTTGCACAAAGTCTTTGTCCTGTGCTTTTCTTATGCCTCTACCAATGGACTGTATGACTCTTACAAATGACTTGCCTGGCTCGATCAATACAAGGTTGAATATGCGTGGCAAGTTTATGCCCACAGCGGCAACCCCATAGGTTGCTACAATGACCTTGTCGTCTGCTGTTTTGACGTCGTCGTAATGTTCTT